CAGTTGTAAATTCTTGAACAGTTGCGTATTCCACACCACCTACGGCAAGAATTGTTTGATATAACTTTCCAAGTGTCACTGTTTGCCCAAAAGATACGTTTGTAAAACTAAACAAATCTTTAATTGCTATAGCAACATTGGTTTCAATTACACCCCTAATAAAGTTAGGCAATACATTTATAGTTGTCTTTATGCTTACTTCATCAAGAGTAACTTCTGGCATTACAACCATGTTTACTCCCACCATACTTCGTGGGTCAAGGTACCGATAAATACTGTCTCGCACTGCGGTATCTAATGAGAGAGGGCTAGTTGTTGGGTCTACTGTTACTGTTCCGTCATAATAATCAACACTATTTAATGCATAGATTTTTACTTGACCATTTTTTACATAACCATCAGAAACAGATGCCGATGCAACACTTGCTGATGCTAAATCATAGAGAAGTGTGGTTCCACTACTACCTGTTTTTACTACGTAAGTTCCATCAAATGTGTCATCAACATTAAATACTGCAATTGTTTCTCCAACCGAAAGACCGTGAGATGACTCCGTAGTTAAGGTTGCAACACTTGCTGACAAGGCTTTATACGTAACTTTTGCTTGTTTAGCAAGAACATTGTTTAATACTGCTTTTCCTTTTACAACCCCAGATACACGAAGAGCCATATCTTCGTAATCTTGTAAAGATACCGCACGGTCTTGTGACCTAAAAGCAGCACTTATGTTTGTACGGAGTGCTTCAATATTTTCTGGGTCAGACCCACCTAACGCTTTATTTGCATTTGGGATAATAACAAGACCATCATAGTCCGCACCCTCTGCTGGGTCTAATGACTCAAATTCTGTAATGGTGTTAGCAGATACGTTTCCTTCAGCGCCACGGGATGTATTGTAGGTAACAGTGATTACCGAATTTGTCGTTGGTATTTTTCCGTTTGCGTTGTTTCCAAAAGTAATAATTGTGTAATCATCTGATGTAATACGAAGTGTGTACACAAGGTCTGTGCTAGTTGCATCAGTTAATCGTTCTATTTGTGAATATTGTACGTTAGAACCAGAAACTCCTTCATTAACTGTTACAGATACTGAGTTTGAAACTACATTTTGTTTGTTCAAAGCAATCTGTTGGCCTGCACCATAGGCACTGGTGTATGCTTCAGTAAATGTTTCTCCTTCAAAAACTCTTAGAGGAATGTTTCCTCCAGATTTTGTGTAAACGACATACCCAGGTACTGGTGTTTTAGTTACATTAATAGCAATAGGTGTTGTGCTTAAAAAAGTAACATCAGAGTTGTCTATTGAAGATTTTCCAATAAACCTAGTTCCAGATGGGATTAATACAGGAAGTACGTCTGTAGCAATAGATTCTGATGGGTCTAAGTAGATTGTTGTGCTTGCATTTTTTGTTCCTTGTGCTTTGTACCCCAACAAGTTAGCCAAGGCAAGAACACTTGAACGCTGAGTTGCTGTTTCCAAAAATGCTTCTTGAGCAACACGGTCAACATAGTAATGCATGTTGTCAGCAAGGTATGCCCACAGGTCAACAAGCATCATCCCATAATCAGAGGACTCTCGTGAAGTCCATTCAGGCATAATTACGGATGCACGTGCCAAAATATCAGCACGTATTGAAGCGTAATCCCTGTTGGTATAGTCAAGTTTAATCATAAAGGGGTATCCTCTGTAAGTTGTAGTGGGTCGGTAATTGTATAACTAACTACTTTTACCATGTTACTAAATGGGAATTGATAGGAAACCCTTATTCCTAAAGCGTTTGTTAAACTACTAGTTGGCAAATTAGAAGCATCATAGATGTCTAATGAAAGAATAGATACTTGCGGTACTTGCCTAGCAACTTCTGCAATGCTTTCCATTTTAAATTCTTCGTACAATAATGGGTCGGCTGTTTCAAATAGAAGGCTATGACTATTTGAACCGTAGTACTGTTGCATAGGTCGTTGCCCTTGCTGGCTTAAGAAGTACTCACCAATAAGTTGTTCTACTTCTTTTTCTGAGTCTACTTCAGAACTAACTTTTCCATAGGAGTTAATTTGAAATGGGTATTTAAGAATCATAAGAAATCATCCTTGTGGGTTTACATTAAGAATAAAGACATTAGTAAAAGAGTCATCGTCAGCAGTAACAACTACTTGTTCTCCATTTTCAGGCATGGTCCAAACTCCATTAACTTTCTTTCTGCCAATTTTAGAAATTAATACAGATTTGTCATTACCAAATTTAGTAGGTATGCGAACTTTTATGTCACCAGTTTCTGCATTCGTATAAGAAACTATTGCTCTATAGATATTAGTAAACATAAGCCATCTCACGTTCAGTACCCCAGACCAAGTTAGTTAGGGCAGGTGCTGGTGCTCCTTTGTAGTGAGAGCCAAATTGTGCTAATGCTGGTTCATCTATTGTTGAGTCAGTTTTTATACGAAGTTTTGTAATGTAGTGGTCAGTGTTTATTACGTGCTCAACACTTTCAACTACCCAATAACCATCAAATTTTGAATCATAATTATTTACTTTTACAAAAGAGCCAGGTGTGGGTGTAACAACCCCAGACACAGTTACATCAGCAAAAAAAGGAAAACTGTTTAATTTATATCCTTTTACAACTTGTTTGAGATGTTCTTTGGATGATGCTTGTGTTGTTATATTGTGGTTAAAACGGTTGGCTACTTTTTTTCCTAAGTTAGCGTTTCCTAAAGACTTAGAAGAAGTAGTTATCGTTTTACCTCTTTTATCTAAAGTGTTTACATCGTATGAAGAACTACCCCCATATGGGGTGACATCTCCAAATGTTCCCTTAAACTCCATAATTGTTCCAGGAGTTCTTGTCTTTCCTGCCCCACCTTTTCCAGTTGCATGAAGAGCAGTTACAGGGTAGTTTTTAAAATAATCTGAAAATGGGTCATACACATTTATATGTGAGTTTGAAGCAGTTACATTGTATCCAAATTTATTACACTCAGATACAAGTAATTCCCAATCACTTTGATTTTGTTGTGAAACACTAGGTATGACTGTTCCTACGCTTGGAACAGAATAAGACATGTTGTATTTACGTGCGATTGTTTTTACTAATTTTGATAAAGTTACATTTTTAAAAGATGAATTGGAAATGTGCTTTAGTTGATACCCTGTTCCTATACACACAACTTTTGCTTCTTGTATTTGGGAATTGTTTACTCCACCCATTCTTGAATAAGCACCAGCATCTACATACGCAACATATCCATAAAATTGTTTTTTGTTTGCTTCGTTATTACCAAAGGTAATGTACACAGGAAGACCTTTGTATGCTGTTACTGCAAACTCAGGAAATCCTGCGTAGGTAATTGTTGCCATATCATGTTTGTTTTCTGCGTAACAAACCTCAACAGATACAATAGTTGACTGGTCTACTATCCCAGTGTAAATTTGTACGTCAAGCGCTACACCTTCGTTAAAGAAATCTTTTCTAATCATCTTGGTAAACGAATTTCCATACCTGGAGAAATGTCAAGAGGAAAAGGAACTTGAGGGTTTACATCAGCAATTCTCCACCATTGAGATGGGTCACCGTAGATGCGGTGGGCAAGCACTTCAATAGTTTCTCCTGGTGAAACAACATAGCGACTAACTGTAACTGTATCAACATTTTTTCGTACAGCAATAACTTTTCCATCCATTGTTAAACCTGGGCTAAGTTCATACCTAGATAAAGATGACAAAGCCATTAAAATGTTCCTCCAATATAAGTTCTTACATTATCAAACCACTTTACTCCATCGCCTGATACTGCAGTCTTTGGTCCAGTTCCTTTGATGCGATAATTCATTGCTTGTAAGGGAGCCCTTACCCATTCATTATCGTCAGGAGGTTTTGGGCCGATAGAGTGGTGGTTTTCAACTGTTTCAGTATGAGGTTCAAGATAGTGCCAATCGTACATGTAAACGTCAACATCATATTGTGTCTCGTGTATATACCAACGAATACCCACTTCAATTGTGAACTTATCTTCAAAAAAAGGTGCTAACAAAGAACCATCTAACCGTTTAGAATCGGATTTACCACCACGAACTACCATTTCCCAGTCAGTCTCTACTGTCTCAAAATCTGTGCTTGGAATTTCTTCTCCTTCAGTAGCACTCATATGCATTTTATCTACACCAAATGGGTTAAAACCAGAAGAAATTTTTGCAACACCTGTGTTTCCAATGGACTTAAGTATCATTGGGTTTGCTTTTGTTCCCCAAATTGAAAAATCAGTGGGATATGCAGGAGCAACTGTTGCTCTTGGATGTCCAGTCTTATATTTGTATCCGCTTGGAGCATGGGAAACAAATAGTTGCCTGTCAAGTGGGTCGCCATTATTTGCTACACAATGGCTATCCCAATATATTTTAACGATACCATCCCATTTAACCTCATAGTTTATTCCCAACTTATTTAGTTCTTCAATAAGTTCAGCGCCATATTTAACAATTCCAAGATTTTTATCAAAAGTAATCATCATTTCTGGAACACTTAGTTTAAATAAATCTTTAAATTTTACTGACGATGAGTCGCCTTGTCTTCCTTTAAGTTCGTTTACCGTGTCTTTCTTATCAAAGAAACTCTTTTTTGCAAGCAATCCGTCAATGACTTGGTACTGTTGATCTTCTTTAGTACCTGTTCCAGGGGTTACGTTTCCTGGTGTTTGTCCTGTCCCTAGTTGAATACCAGGCAGGTCTGTTAAGAATGTTTTTTGTTGAGCAAAACCTATATACAAAGCCTGCAGTTGAATCATTACGCTTGCCTGAGTTGGAATCATGTTTTTAGAAAACTTATTAAAAGTAACTTGAATGGATTGAACAAAACCTTCAACCATCATCCATTTTGTAAACATGATGCGTACTGGTGTAGGGGTTAGGTACGCTTTGTTACCCATGTTCATTGAGTATGCATCATACCTATTCTGGTCAATTGCTTTAGTGGTAGTTGTGCCAGAACTACTGGGGTTGGTTGGAGAATTTGGTGAGTTTGTAGAATCAAACCCCCACGTTGTTCCATTTGACTGTACGCCACTGTTTATTTTGTCAAGAATGTCTTTTGCTAGACCTTGCCCAACAACATCATCAAGAAGTAAGATGTCAGCAAGAACGCCAATTTTAGTAACCCATTGTGGTTCGTGGGGTTTTCCAATCCAGGATGAGGCAGTACCAATTGGGTCAAGGTTATCTATGCCCTTGACTAAATTTTCAACAACGGGCATTTGTTTACCGTCTTTAGAAAGGTATATGCTACTAGCAACTTCTGCTTCTCGGTTAAATAACAACTCAAAAGAAAACCCAGCCTTACCAGGTACTGGCTGTGCTAACTGAGAAGGGTCTTGGTTAAAAAAGAATGTCATGTCACTTTCAGCAGTAACCATTCTTGTAATGTTGTCAGGATTAAATTGAAAATTGCAACGCATATTTTGAACGGTTGAAGGGGTTGATTTATTTAATTTTAATGTCCCATCT